GTTACCACATCATAATCCGAATTCATAAGGATTAGCAGTTTTTGTTTGCTGTGGGGGAAGGTCGTATAAAGGACTTTCCCCTAAAAAACAAGGTGGTTAGAGGGTTATACTTCTTTCCACCGCTAGGTGAAATGTTTACTATGGATAATATTAGTAATTTTGTTAATACTGTATTTCTTGGGAAATCGTCCCAAGTGGTACGAAACTAGAGAGGAATAGTTATGCCGTATGCTGGTACAGGTCCTGTACAGGACAATCCAATGGTTCAGTCTATGAAGATGAATCAGCTTTTGCAAGTTTTTGGAGACAAGCAAGGATACATGGAAGGACAGGGTGCACCAATTACAGGTGCTGGGCAACGACTTCCTAGCGGAAGTTCTTTAATGGCGGCTCTTATGCCAGGGGTTGGCCCACGTAGGGGCACACAGGTTCCCCCAAGGGCACCAACGGGAAGTCCGAATGCCGCAGGAGTGAAAGGGAAACTCGCTCAGGCACGCGGGCGACCCAGAGGCAGAATGCCAGCGGGGGCACCGATGGCTCCGCCTCCTATGATGGGCGCAGGAATGGGAATGCCTATGGCTCCACCCCCTATGATGGGTGCTGGGATGGGAATGCCAGGAGTAGGTGGTGCAGGTGCTGCAGGAGGTCCGAACCAGCTTCAGATGATGGCTTTATTGGCTATGATGCAGCAGGGACAGGGACCTAGAGGTAGAATGCCTATGGGTGCTCCTCCTATGATGGGCGCAGGAAGATACGCTTGAAGATATCTGGAATTTGTTCTTCCCACGGGTACTACAAGGGAGAATCTTGTCCCAAATGTGAGGAAGTAAAAAAGGTTTCATCTCCTTATGGATTTGTAAGGACAGAACGTGGAAAGCGGACTGATATAGAGTTCAGGAGCCAAACCATAGATGATAATATTTCTGAAATGAACCAAAGAAGATGGGGGGCTTGAACTATGCCTAAAGGCAAAGGAACGTACGGACGCAAGAAAGGCAGACCGCCTACCAAGAAAAAGAAGAAGAAAAAGAAAAAAAAGAAAGGCAAGAAAAAGGGGATGCGCTGCTAAACAAAAGGCGGAAAAAGAATAATGGCTAACGAACTAAGAATAGAAGCACAGCTTGAATACAGCAAAAATGATGTAAAGCATTCAAAGCACGATTCAACATTTGTTGATGTATCTGGCGATGCTATGCATATGGGTGTACAGGTTATCGGAACAAGTGCAGAAACGCTAACATTTAATTCTACAGACTTGAGTGATGTAGGATATGTATTTCTCAAGAACCTCGGTACTAGCGGTACAATATATATTGATGAGGATTCTGATATGTCTTCCACGACATCAATGGTAGCATTAAAACCAGGAGAGTTCGCAATGTTTCGCTCTGGTGTAGATGCTATTTATGCTCTTGCATCTTCTGCAGAAAATTTGCAGATGATACTAATTGAGGCGTAATGGCTACGTTCCAAGTGCAAATTGAAGATATGGTCGGTACTGTAGGCGGTAGTTCTTCTGATACTACAGCAATTACATCCTTTCTTACAGATGGTGCAAAAGAGGTTATAAACCTTATGCCACCCAATCTTTTAAGGTTGTGTTCTTCCGAGGTAACACTTACTCCACAAGCCCCTGGAAGTGAAAGTTCTGCGTCTACATTGAATACAGGCAAGGTTTTTAATGTAAGGCGAAGCGATGGAACGATTGACCAACCCTGTAGATTGATTCCAGCAAAGCTTAAAGGACGTGTATCTGACTCAGATGATATGGACTATGCTACAGCAACAGACCCTGTGTATTATATTGAGAGTAATTTTCTTAATATATTACCATCATCCTCTTCTGCGGTAGGTAAATATTCTGAAGTTCAGTATCCAGCCGTAGCCTATGGCGATAGTGCTATTGCTACATTCCCAGACGAGCTTGAATACATTGTTGTATTGTATGCTGCGGTGAAGGGAATGGAAAGAATTATAACAGATATTATGGTTGACGAAGACATTGAACTCGGCAATGCTAGAAAGGACCAGTATAACTGGCTTGTAGGGCAATATGCAAAAGCAGTACAGGCAATGACGGGAGCACCGGCAGGAGCATAAATGACATTCAAGAAAATACTTTCAAGGGTTCGAAAGGTACATCCTAATGCTGGCGAAACATATGTAAAGGCGATTGTTAACGATGCACTTCTTGATTTAAGGAAGTATAAGGTATCTAGGAAATATTCAAAGATGAACACCATAACAGACCAGAGATGGTATAATATTGGGGATACAAATTCGGACCTAAAAATAGATAAAATTTATAATGTTTATTACAAAAATAGTGATGGGACATATAGAAGGATTCCAAGGCTATTGGATTCTCACAGATTAATAAATACGGATGTTAAATAATGGCATATAGCTATCCAGAAAACGAAATAGCTTATTATATAGTTGGCGATAGGCTTGCTCTTATTACGCAGAAAAATACATCTTCAAAAAATTTATACGAGGCTATTGACGAATCACAGGAAGATGGTCTTTTAATTGAATATAGTGCACAGCCTGATGAGATTGTTAGTCTTTCAGATGTGCCTGACTGTGATGATACCCTTCATCCTGCACTTGTTGACTATATCAAGTGGAAGCTTTTTGATGACAGGATGGATGAAGCATCTATGATGCAGGGAGAAAAATATAGAAGAAGATGGGTACGCACGACAAGTGAGTACGCAGGTAGAGATAAGATAGGCGGGTTAAGGCAAATTGCGCCTTACCCATTAAGATGATATGCCCATGTCAATATTCTCGGGCAGTAAGGCATACATAAAACAAGGAGATAATAATGGCAGCAAATATTCATAAATATACAGTCGTAGAGACAAACAATATTACAATAGGGCAGGCGGGAGTTGCATTCTTAGCAGATACTTCTACGTATACGCCACCAGGCAATATGAAAGTAATAGCAATTCAATTTACAGAGGACACCGTGTTCGATTCCAGTGATGCTACAACGGCTGATTCGGATTGGCCTACAGACGCACAGGGCGGTCCTGGCACAAACAGTGATGCTATTAATCAGACTACTATGCCACAGGGTATGACAATTTACGGTAGATGGACTACGGTAGCATTTGATTCTGGTTCTGCATTTCTGTACTTAGGACCTTAAATCATGTCACGCTTAGGTGCAAGATTAGGCATTTCACAGGTAGTGCATCAAATGGCACGTCTTGCAAGAGATATGTGGAACTCTATATCTCTTAATGATGTATGGGAAAGAGAACAAAGAAAATGGGAAGACATTGTTTAAAGATTTTATCGCAACCATGTCAAGTAGTTTCGGGCGGTAAGTTGCGAGATTTAACAAGGAAACTAAAAAGGAGAAATAAATTATGGCAGCTTTAACGGGACAAACGATTGCTTCGAGTTACGAGCAATTGCTACATTGTGATGCCGATGGCGGACTAACGACCAGTCTGCAAGCAATTAAAGATGGTGACAATGGCATTACATCTGCTTTGAAATTGGCAAGAGACAAGGTAGAGGTTCTTCCTTCTGGTGCTGATAGCACAACTGCATTTGAAGTTTCGCAAAATGATGGTACGGCTATTTTAACAGTTAATTCAAGTAGCCCTACGGTTACCATTACTGGCGATGGAGTTGTTACGGACGATTTAACTCTTAACAGTGATGCGTCTGTTTTAACCTTCGGAGCGGGTAGCGATGTGACTTTTACGCACGATAATGGCACAGGAATGAATGTTGCCTCAGCGGGAGATTTTGATATAGCCGTATCGGCAGGTGACGCTACATTTACTGTTGCAGATACTAAAACACTTATACTTGGTCAGACGGGAGCTTCTGAATTGAAGCTTTCCCCAAATAACACAGCCGGTAGCGAACTAGCTTCATTAATTAATACGGCTGGAACTACAGACGGTTCAGATGCCGCAGGTTCAATTCTATTGAGTGCTGTAGCTGGTGGTATCGGTCTTGCATGGGCAGACGGAAAAGATTTATGGGCTGAAGGTGGCAGGTTTGTCGTTACGGCAAATGAAAACGCAGCTGATTGTATCAAGCTTCACGCAGATGCTGGTACTTCTCAAGCAATCACACTTATTAATGATGAGGGTACTGGTGCTACTGAGGGTTCTGCAGCTATTCAGCTTCTTGCTTCTGCTGGTGGTGTCAATATTAAAGGTAATGTAGATGCTGCAAATGCTGTATTACTTACAGCGGATGGTGGAACATCAGCTACAATGGTCGTACAT